GATGAGTGGACGACGCCTTTTCACCTGCCCCGTTCCCCCGAGTGCGTTGATCACTGGGTGGGCGCAGTGACCGTGTGGATTGTCGGATTCTTCCGATGCGCCTGCGGAAAGATTCACTGTCATGCAGGCATGGACCGATTGAGCATGTGCTCATGTGGACTCAACCTTTGGGGGCAGATCAAGTGAAGCGGTGCATGTTCACCATCGGCCCCCGCACAAAGAAGGGCCTCCATCCGGTCTTCTGGGCCCGGCAGATCATCAAGGTCGGGTACCTGTGCGAGAGGAACGGTAAGGGTGCTGGATGGTCGTTCCGTATCTGCGGGACTGACGTTTGGTCCGAGTCGTACAGCAGCAAGAAGCAGGCAGTGCTAGAGATGGGCAAGAAACTCTGAGTGGCCACTATCTTCGCGCTCGTCCCGTACGAGCGCGTTGAAGGCACCATTCGGTGACCGAACAGGGGAAGGAAAAGTAATGTTCCAGATCAATGGCCAGGACGTTGACACTCTGGCTGGTTACGCGGACAGCATCGACAAGTCTGCCCAGACTGTGTACCAGTGGGCAAAGAAGTACGTTGCCAAGGGCGGAGAACTCACCGTCGTCGAGACCCGGTACAACATGAACTTCTATCTCGTGTCCGACCTTCAGGTCATGCGCTCCGCAGTGGAGCGCACCAGTAAGCCCAAGCCGGTTCCGTTCGAGGACTACATGCGCCTTGAGGCGGAGCTGGAGAACGTCAAGCGCGACTACTATGCTTCTGAAGTCGATCGAATCAAGGCTCTTGAGGAGATTGAGGAGCTTCGCATGCTCAATGCCCAGCTTGCTGAGCGCGCAGCAAAGGCCGAGGCTTACACCGACTCCATCATCGAGGGCTGAACCTGTCCGAATGATCTGTTTTGCTGAGGTTCTCCGGAACCTCAGCATTGCAGCCCAAGTCGGGCGCCAAAGAAAGGATGAGTCATGGGTTTCAACGTTGACGACAAGCTAGAGAGCAAGGTCGGCAACAACATCCTCACCGTCAAGGCACACGCTGTCGTCGATGGTGAGAAGTACTACGTCTGTAAGTCAAGCATCGGAACGGTTAACACGCTCAACACTGAGTATGTTGACTCCATGTACGCGAAGATGGTCGATCCCAAGCCCGGAGAGGTCTATCGGAATGGATCGACGTACATCATTGTGTGCGACGAGGGGCAGGCTATTCGCATCGGCGAGAATGAAGACTACATCGCGCCGACAGGCTACGCCAGTGTTCACAAATACATCAACAGCCTCAACCGGGATGAATGGGTGAAGGTTTCCGCATTCCTCCGCGAGTTCACCATCAACAAGCACTAGGAGCAGCGTGGTAAGCGGTCCCGAGATCACAGCAGCAACAAAGGTTCTAAGTCAGGACCACCTCAAGAAGGTCGCAGAGGACTGCTTCGAAACCGAGTGGCATCCTCCTATGCATGCCCCAACCGTCAAGGAAGTGGCGGAGCTGGTTCTCAAGGCTGCCGAGGAGAAGCGTCAGAGCAATGCCAAGTTCGCAGCCATCGGGCAGTTCAAGCTGCCCGATGGTGAACTCAATCATGCGATCCTCGCTCCCTTCAGTACGGAACTCCAGGCCCGTAGAGCGGGGGAAGGGTTCGCCCACGACAGCAAGACAGGGACCGGCGAAGGCAGGTTCATGGTCGTCAAGATCTACGCCAACGCACGTGATGCATGGTCTGCTGTCCGCCCCCCCGCGCAAGACCCTGCGGAGTGGATCCGAAAGAGCATCGAGCGCGCACGGCAGGGAATCATCGATGTTCCCAATACCGACGGGCTCTATGGCCCGTCGTACTTCGATGCAACGGAGAAGTGGTAGATGTACAGGATTTACATCCATCTGGTCACCGGCGAGGTGATCGAGGAAACGGTGAACGAAGACCTGTCCGAAGCCCTCGGACGTGCGATTGGATATGCCCAGTCGATCTGCTTCAACGACATGATCATCAACTCCCGAAACATCACCCACGTGGAAAAAAGGAAGGTCAAGTAATGGCCGTCAAGAAGAACATGTTCTTCCCGATCGACAGCACCGACACCGAGGAGTCGAACCTCGATGCATTCATTCTTCTCGCGGACTGCGGTGGAGTGGCAACCATCTCGGAGGCCAAGGAAATGAACAAGATGCACGGCATGGATGACCACGGCGTCATCAAGATCACCATCAGTGCCGAGATTGTGAAGGAAGCCAAGTGAGCATCATCAAGCGACCCACGTCCAGCGCTCAGACAGCTGTCGTCTACACCTATGACAGTGGTGATGAGTGGAGCGTGCTTGAGATGGTCGGTCGATGCCTGTCCGGCGACTGCTGGGAAACTCTGAGTGAGATCAGTACCATCCCCAACAGTCACAAGTTCCGTATCACAATCACCGCCGAAAGGATCTGACGTGATCATCAACAAGCCGGACCATGCAAGTGGAGTCGTGTATCTCCAGGATGTTGGCGAGGATCTTGAGGATCGGTTCGACGACGAGCCCCCTACTGGTGTCAAGTGGGGCGACGCATACAAGGTGACTGTCGCTGTGGAAAAGCTGTGAGTCACAACGCGCAGACCATCTTCCTGATCCTGTCCATGCTGGTGAACTGCATCTTCGCCGTCGTCATTGGCACTCTGTTCAACCAGCGCCATGAACTCGACCAGCGCAATGCAGAACTCGAATGGGAGAAGATGCGTGAAGTTCACGAGGAATGACGTCGAACCTGACGACAGTGGAAAGTCCATCGTTTGTATCATCACCGAAGTGGTGGCCATCTGGGCAGTGCTGTTCGCCACCGGATACTGCCTGGTGGCGACTGTCCTTATCCCGATGTTCAATCACCACGTCAGCTCCGTTCTGATCTCGTGCGTGGTGTTCCTCTACCCCATGACGTACTACGCCATCGAGACCCTAATGGTCTCGATGTTCAACAGGAGCAAGGAATGAGCAGGCGCAGGGCCAAGTGCCGAGCTACGCTCTCCCGCAGGTACCAGATGTGGTACGTCAAGTGTTCGTGTGAATACTACGGTAACTCATTCCACGACAAGAACGAAGCCATCAAGTACATGAACAAGCATGTAGGTACTGAAGCGTGAAAGGGGAGCAGGTCTCAATGACCTGCTCCCTCTCCATCTTTCAGCTACTCACCCCAGCCAGCATCGGTACGCTTGCGCGCCGCAGCATTCGACATGGCCCTCCGGCCCTTGGTTCGAGTGTCATAGAAGTGCTGACTCTGGCGCCACTCCTCGATAGTGGCGCCCTCCATGGGGTCCTTCACTCGTGGGTCGTTGAGGAACTTCGACATGGCCTTGAGAGCGCGCTGAATCTGCTTCTTGACCGTGTCTTCCTTCCGTCCGAACAGTACCGCAGTGTCGGCGAGCGTCACTCCGCCGCCGTAGTGCACCTTCAGAAGATACTGTCGGTCCGGGTCCAACGACTCCACCGCACGCTTCACATCAATCAGAGTAGCCAGCTTGTCCCCGCTCCATGCGGCTGGCTGGCTGCTCGGTCCACCGCGACTCATTTGGAAGCTCTGCCAGTCCATGTAATCGAATACATCAGGCAGGATCCGCTTCAATGCGGTAACGGTGTACCATGCGACGTCATCGAATTCGTATCCGCTGCTCACAGCGCGCTCCCGGTTGGCGTAGTTACGTCCTTCCTGGTTGAGGATGGATCGGAGGATTCGCTCACCGTCCTGGTGAGCGAGGTACTCGGTGATGCGGTCTGGGTTCTTGTGAACCCATAGCCAGAGCTGCTGCCGTATGTCTTCGAGGGAAGTCCAGGTTGAGTACGATCGATGTACTACGGCAGCAGCCTGGTTGACCCAAGCTTCAGGAATCATCGCTTCCTTCCGTGGCATTCGCAGGTGCAGTACATAGAGCGGCATGCGTCATGCATGCCGTCAAGACAAGCCTTGTGCTTCGCCATTACCACCACTCCCCGTCGAACCAGAACTTACCGCCGTTGGCCATGATTAGTTCAGGTTGAGTAGTGCTGTTGTGGTAGTCGTAGGTGACCAGGCCGAAAGCCTGGCACCATGTGGCGTAGCCGTCTTCAAGGTACGTAGCCTTGCTCATATCCATGGCGTGACCAACGTTCATGGTCCAAAGGGAACGACGGTTCCCGAGGGCATGTGTGCCAATCCCGACCGGGGCAAGGAGAGGGGTGTGAGTGTGGCCATAGATGACGTTCTTGTTGTACTCGACAACGCGACTGAGTCCGTACTTCCCGGGGACCGAGGAGTAGGCGCGCTCGTGACCGTGTACAGCGACGGTGCCGGGAATGAACTCATACGGGCCGGAGACGTAGGACACGTTATTACGTTCAAGGCCAATGAGCGTGGACAGCGAAAGGCTGCGAAGGCTTTGAAGTGCCGGTGCATTTGAACTGATGTACTCCCTGATCCGCTTGTCGTGATTGCTGTCGATGAGAACCATCTCGCAGTCGTCGCCCACAGCCTTGCGGAAGTCGGTGACAACCTGCTCGGTGGTATCGAATGCCGCCTGAAGCAGTCCGGTGTACTCACCAGACTTGCCCTTTACCCACCGGCCCACCTCGGTCTGATCAGTGAGGTCGCCGATGAACAGTAGTCCGTGAGGCTTGATGCTCCGGGCCACATCAATAAGCTTCCCCACGAACTCACTGTCGTGGAGAGGGATCTGAAGATCCGGAACAATCATCCAGGTTTCTGTATCCATGGATGGATCATAACAAGTGGAAGGTGTGTACGCAAATGCAGGGCTACGCCAAGAAGGAAGTGAAGGTCATCATTGAGATGAACGACAAGGAATCTAGGGCGATCCGCGATCGCCTTGCCGCATCCATCGACCTTGACGATTCGGAGAACGACATTCTCAGCAAGCTCTATAACGCACTGTGGGAAGGTGAGGTCGAGGCGAAGGGGCAGTGAGCCAGCCCAGCATGCACGGCCCTCAGATGCCCCTGAATGGGCCCACGAGCGACAGCAGGACCGCCGATGAACTCCGGGCCAGGCTAGCTGAGATCGGCCCTCAGGAGGTCACTCAGAGCCTCGGAGAGAGGGGGAACATCAAGCTCACCAAGCGTGACTGGACATGCGCGAAGTGTGGCGGCGACCTCCCCGAGGGGGCGCCCTTCCGGCTGCGGAAGATCGGTCTGTCGGCTGGCCTCAAGGTGTGCCACATAAGCTGTTGACAGAGCTTGACAGCTTCGGTAGACTCATCGCGTGCCCAGCCGTTGGACAGCAGAAAAGCAAGTCAAGCAGTTCAAGCAGGTCAACGGGCCCCCTAAAAGGGGCCC